AACCACAACATACTTGATGCGCTCAGCAAACTCTGGCTTACCGATGACTTCTTCAACATAGGCTGCATTGAACTGGGTCTTGAGATTGTGCAACCAAAGCACAACATCCCTGCCATCCTCGATGATTGCTGGCATCTTGGGTGTTAGTCCAGGCGCAATCATGCAGAGGTACTTATCAAGGTTGACCATGTGGGGTAGCACAAGTCGCTCCCAAGTTTTAGCCATGTACTCAGTGCCACCGTACACATCCTTGGCGTAGTTGAATGGCATCTCCATAGTTATTCCTGCTTCAACTTTTCGTCTAACGCACGGTCTGCATGGTCAAGCAACTCCATCGAGTTCTCTGCTACTTCCTTGAAGGACTCAGCGATGAACTTGAGTTGGGCTGCTATTCCCCGTTTATCTTCTTCTCCACATCCACAGTCTGAGATGAGGTGGTCAGACATTTGGCTAACATAATCAGCGAACTGGATGGACTCCAGCCATACTGCGGAAGGGTCATAGACTTTTCTTGTCGCTTCATCAATATGTTCCACAAGAGATGGAAGTTCATTGAGTAGAGATTCCTTCATCTGTGCTGGCATCTCCGACTGCATCACTGCTTCCATCATCATCTCTGGAGTAACTGACAGTGCCGACAGAAGAGAGTTCTGCCCACTCACTTTCGGAGAGTTCTTGGAACTTCCCCGTTTCTTTCTCCTGCCAAACATAGGTTCTCCAACCAATAGTCCATAGGTAGTTCTTTGGTGTAAACGATAAGTGGTGCTTCATGTCCTCGAGGAGAGGCTCTGTTGGTACTGCAACATTTGTATCGTCATGCTTGGCGAGCATCTCGCCCGCGTTCTCGACAATCCTTAGTATGTACTTCTCACTCATGATTGCATCAAGTCCAATATCTGCATACTTGCAGGTTCGTAGGACAACCACACGGGCGAAGCGCCAGTGGCATCGGCTGGTCCGTATCTATTCTTGACAGCACACACACCCATGGATGCGATTTGTCCGTGCACTGTAAGTATCAGGCTCGGGGTCTGGGCGACCTTGCCATGCAGAGAACTGCGTGGAGGACAAGGGTTTCCAGGGACACCTTCGCTTGTATGATGGCATACCACCACCGCTGCGCCAGTCTCTCGTGCCCACCACTTGAGTTCACGCATGAGGGTGCGAAGCCCGCCCCACTCATCCTGCCCATCAAGGGTGACATCAACAGCGTTATCCAACACAATCAACTCGACATCCTTACCCAAGCGCTCGCGTGATGCGAGGATAGAATCCTCAACATCACGAAGCGTTGGTGCAGAATCAAACTCCCAGTAGATGTGGTCGGCAGAGCGAAGCATTTGCCCCGCCCATTCCCTATCACTTTCCATAAGAGGTTCGACTTCTCCTTGAGGCATGCCTGTAATCATCGCCAGCAAGCGCAAACTCATCGTGTGAGAGTGTGTATCTGCTGAGATATACAGTGTTGGGACGGATGCTCTGACAGCAAGCGAGAGCGCCAGTGTGGATTTACCAGCACCAGGCGGACCCGCAATCATGCTGACTTCGCCCCGTCTAAACGCTATCTGCTGCGCAGCCAGGGTGTGCCACACTGTTGGCAGTGTCGCTCCACCCTGAGATGCAGTTTTGATAGCGCGTGATAAGAGGCGCATGGGTTATGCGTTCTGCCTGTTCTTACAAGCCTGAGCCTGTGGGCGTGGGCATGCGTAGAAGGCACGGTATGGCTTGCCGGTTGACTTGCTGATACCTGCTTGAACGAAGCGCATTTCACCCGCACCGCATGTGCACTGAGGCACGCCGGTTGCTGGTGATGGTGGAGTTGGTGCGTAGTTGTGCGCTGGTGGTGCTGGTGGTTGTACTGGTTGTGCACCTGGGAAGGCTTGAGTAACAACTTCAACTGCCTTGTTGGTGGTTGCCATGCCTTCGGTTGTCTGCTCAAGGTCAAGCAGGGTAGCGAGGCGAAGGGTGATACCGTCAATAAGAACATCAAGTTCTTCGGGTGTGTTAGCGCGTAGGTTTATCAACATCCCATCGCGCTTGGTTTTCCAGTTGATTTGGATGGCTGAGTTCTCACTCATTGTTGTCTCCTAGTTCGGGGTAAAGGTATGAGTCTTTTCCTTTGACTGCGTAGCATGCGTGGTTGACTGAACATGTCCCGCACAGGAAGCCTGGTTGTGGGATGAAGATGTTGTTATCAACTGCAATCTTGAAGCCCTTGACTTGGCTTGCCAAGCGTGGCTCGGTGTAGTGCGAGAGGTCAGTAGGCTCGGTCAGTTCGCCTGTCCTTGCCATGAAGTAAGCACCCTTTGATGGGCGCACACCCCACAACTTCTCGCATAGCACGGCGTAGGTACCCAACTGGGTGCTTGCTACTGGTGCCTTTGTGGATGTTTTGATGTCGATGACAACGAGTTCACCTTGCGGTGACACCATGAGCCTGTCAAGAAAGCCCCGTATGGGCACGCCCCCGACCTCGGCACTGAGTTCTGTTTCGATAGCAACATCGCCGGTGGGTGTCTGGTAAGGGACATACCCGCTGACATCTCGCCATTGAATCCAGAAGTCAACCATCTTCGGTCCATTGTCTAACCACCAAGAAGCATCCTCCTTGTTGGGATACTGCTTGCTTGCCCTACCGCCTGAACGGAATGGCATGCCGTTGTTGTCCTTCTCGAAGTTCACATTCCATCGAGCAGTAAATACTGCTGTCGGGTCAAAAGAACCACGAAGGTCAGGCAATGTTGTGTCATATATTTCGGTAGCCTCATGTACCGCCTTGCCACCTACAAGCCAGTAGGATGGGTTCTGAGGTACATTCTGGATACGGGTAAGGTAATACGACCAACCGCAGTTGAGCCATGTGGACATGGCGCTGTGGCTGATGTATGGCTTACCAGTCTTTGCTTCAAGTGACATATCGTTTCCTTTCAATAGAGGAGTTTACTACACAATGTCTCCTCTATCCTGCGACACGCCGATAGAATTACACCCATGTTATTCAGGTCTAAAGTCAGTATAATCCTGTTCGTGAGAACGGGTAAAGTGTATGCGTAGGCGCAAGCCGGAGCATACTACGGCTCAGCAAAAGCCTGATTATAGAGGCTTGCCTACGCATGTGTGCCCTTGTGGGTGTTTCATAATGAAAGTGTCGTGTGTATTTGAGGAAGGCTCAGTAGTATTTTATTTGCTTGATGCAGAGTGCTATGAATGTGGCGCACTGCTAACCGCCCCGACCCCGATTGATGATGACTATGCCGATATATGAGTTCAAGTGTTTGATATGCAATGCCCAGTATGAAGTCATGCGTGAGGTGGGCGAAGATAGACAGCCCGTATGTTGTGGCATATCCATGGAACGGGTATGGAACGCGCCCGCTATTCATTTCAAGGGTTCTGGATTTTACAAGACCGACAACCGGTAATAAGATTCCGTTGCTGGCATAGCGGGGAAACTATGCTAGTGGGGAAGAAAACAAAAAAAAAGCCCCCGCCTTTCAAGATTTCTCTTGAGAAGCGGGGGTCTTTTACTGTCTAAACAGGAGTTACTTTACTCTACCGAACTCCGGAGCAGATGGGTCTAGCCACTTGAGGACTGGACCAAGGAAGCCAGCGAGCGCTGCGAATCCCAATACTTTGAGGTCAGTCTCACCAGCGAGGTAGAGCGCAATAGCAGATGCTGCTGCAGCGCGGAACCATGTTAGCGATACTTGCTTGAGTGCTTCCATTTACTTACCTTTCTTCTTGGTCTTGCGAACAGGCTTGGCTTCTACCTTTGCGGGTTTCTTCCTGCGTGGTGTGCTCAGTTCAGCAACCACCCTGCCTGCAAGTTTTGCCTCGTTTATCCACGGGAACCAGGGACGGGTGTTGCTTGCGTGCTCTGGTTTGATGGAGATGTGGAGGTGTTTGTCGTGAGGATTCTTACCAGTGTACTTTCTTTCTCCACGCCGTTTAGACCAAATCTTTCCGTTGAAGATGAGATAGTCAACTCGGTTGTCTCCTTGGAGATTCTTATAGATTTCCTTACAGTCGATACCGTGCTTAGGGTCATGGGTCAAATCTACCGCAAGTCCCGTGTTGTGGTCTGAGTTAGGATTTTGTCTGAAATGAGCAGTGGAAGGGAGCAACCCGTCTGATGCCTTCTTGCGCAGGGGTGCAATCGCAGTCGCTTGGCGTAGCACGGCAATCGCAGCAGGGCTGGCAACTTTGGCAAGGGGTTTCATCGTGCATCACTTCCTCAATACTTCTTTGACAAGTTCGGTTAGAATGTCCACCTTCTGCTCAAGGTGGTTGACTTTATCTTTCAGGCTGTTCCCTCCATTGGGTTTGAGTTCTGATAGATAGTGTTTAGTCAGATGCTTGACTCCCATAGCAGCAGCGCCAACGAGAGTGGTTACGGATACGGCTAAGGCAGCCCAATCAGCAGGTGACATTTGCGGTTTTCCCTTTGTTTAGACAACGGTTCGAGCGATTACTTGGATGATTCCACCATAGCCAGAGAAGTTGGCGTTAGGTGGTGTGGTGCGGGTAAAGGTTACCTGCTCCACCACTGCTTCGGTGGGTTCACCACCGGCAGTGAAATCTTGGATGACGACAGACTCACCAAGTCCTTCGAGTTGTTCGAGTTGCTGTAAGCGGGCGAGCGCATAGCCCTCGAATCCAATCATCTGCCTGTTTCGGTCAGTCTCTTTATCGAAGCAGAAAATAGGAATTTGTAGCACGCGAGCACGGGTAGGAGTAGGCAGAGCCTTGACAGAATACCCAAGCATCGTAGCGCCAGTAGTAGCAGTCGTGTCGTTGCGGTTGAGGCGGAATGTAAACTGCGCATCAGGGTTGACATCGCCAAAAACCGAGCCAAGGTCGTAGTCATATATCTCGCTCGTTCCCTGGAACACGGTCTTGAATGATTCATTGACACCATCTACGGTCCTGAAAATATCAATGTCGCCTTGCAATGTTCCATTGAATCTAATCTTGAGGCGCTTCCATGATTTGTTCTCGAAGGTATCAAAGCGGATAAGGCTGATTCTCAGTTCGCCAGATTCCACTAACTCGGTGGCAGACTCAACGAATAAACCATCGCCGTTTACACAGAAGGCAGCACGACCATCAGAGAGATGGGCTACTCCTTCTACCTTACCACTGGCTGCTTCGGCATAGACGAAGGTGGAGTAGGCATAGCCACCATCAGAGAGTGGCTGACCGAGGTTGATTTTGTAAATGCCCGAGTACCCACCGATACCGCTATCCACGCCAGCGTAAACGAATGAGCCGAAAGCGCTCATCTTGTACACGCCGAGGGAAGTCTCAAACACAAGCGGTCCATAGGACAAGTCACCGTTGTCGTTGGAGATAGCCACACGCACACCACGGCTCGTTCCAAGGATGACGAATGTTCCAAGGTAGCCAAGTAATCCAGTGATTGTCTCACCACCTGGAAGGGTTATGATGCTAGTCATTGTGTTGAGCGTGCCATCATCAGCAACGGTTATCTTGAACACATTGCCCTGGTTACCAGAGAACCCACCCACATAGATGGCTGCGCCACCTTCTGCCACCGACCTGAATGTGTAGGACTTAGGAAGGGTTGTGCTTCCGTTTATCGGGGTAAGTGTGCTGAGGTTGATGGATGAACCAGTGTTGATATTCAATTCATAAACATAAGGATTTTTATTGGTGTCGTGATAGGCAAGGATAAAGCGGTTCTTTACATAACCGATGGTTGCTTCCACAGCATTTGCTGAGTTGATTGCATAGTCTTGGTGCAATGATGGGCTGGTGTCATCGAAGGAGTATCTATAAACCTTGGTTGGAGTAACAAGCATCAAGTCATTACCACCCATAGTGCAGGCAATAATGTTTTCAGTTATGGTTCCACTGTTTACAATGGTTGTCTCTGCACCATCGCTTGCCCTAATACGAAGGACACGGATGGCTTCGGATGATGAGTACTTGACAAGAATGAGGTACTCAACCCCGTTGATAACGGTGCTGAACACCCTGCCATCGCCAGTCATAGCCTCTTGCAGTACTGTTTTCCTTATCAGTGAAATCTGTCCAGGAGTCCATGGGTCTATGCCAACGGATGTCTCATACTGGAAGCGGACTTCCTCGATGTTACCGGAGATGGGTTCTTGGTACTTATTGCCAGCGCCATAGTGGAAAGATGACTGGCTTCTAATCCAGTAGCCAGAGCCTGAAAGGGACTGCTCGCCTGGGTCACGGGAGTTATCGAAGCGCTGTGTGCGGAACTCAGCCGTCTGTCTACGGTATGGGGTGTTATCCGTAACAGCATAGATAAACGGTAGCGAGCCGATAGCCACATCGAACTTGTATGTGGTGGGGTCATAGTAAGCGGAGGCACGACCTGAAAGGTCTATGACCACGCGTTCGGAAATATCCGGTGCTCTGCTCTCTGACATGCTTCTCCCGCTTCAAGACTTGAGTGTTTAGATGCCTGTAATGGCTGCGATTTCAGAGTCGGTAAGACCGAGTTCCTTCAACTTTTCCTGAGCAGATTGTTTAGACGCAGCCTTGGCTGCTTCTTCTGCTTTGCGCTGCGCCTGTGCCTCGGCTGCTGCTGCTGCATCTTGGTCGCGCTGTGCAATCTCAGCAGGGGTCAGGGGCAGAATCGTCTGCTTACCTGTCTTGCAGTCCACTACAATCTTTGTCAGTTGCTCACTCATACTTTACTGCCTCCCAATCAAGAGTCTCTTCATTCCAGAAATACATCAAGCCATCCTCAGGCTTTGCCTTCGGTGCCTGCCAGTCGTGGTTCTCATCCAGTGTCCACGATGGGAATGGTTGAGGTGCCACGAATACATCTGCTGCTTCGTCATAGGTATAGCCGATGCCAGCGTACTGCTTGCGGATGCGGTGGTTGTAGGATGTCTGAATCCAGCGTCCACCCAATCCGAGGTCATTAGCGAGGAAGTCCTCGCCTCGATGCTCTTGTTCATCAGGAACAACAAGCACCTGTGTTACTACATTGTTGCTATCTACTTCTGCGAAATGTGCCATTGTTATCCTTTACTTTGCATATCTAACTATTACTACACCGGAACCACCGTTACCACCATCTTGGGACCCAGCACCTCCACCACCGCCACCTCCGCCTGTGTTGGCAGTTCCATTTCCACCAGTGACTGAGGTGGTTCCACCATTACCGCCACCGCCAGTTCCACCAGTTCCTGCAGTCGCATCAAGACAACCGCCTCCGCCACCGCCTGCTCTTGTAACTGCAGTTCCTGTTATAGAAGAGGAAACTCCATTGCCACCATTTCCTGATGTATTTCCGGCAACTCCAACTGCTCCAGCACCTCCACCACCGCCTGCTCTTTCAGCAGTCGTTCCTCCATCACCGCCTGCATAACCTTGATTTGCAGTTCCAGCGCCGCCAGGATTGCTTGTGCTTCTTGTTCCACCACTGCCTGAACCGCCAGCGGTTCCGGTTTGAGCAGAAAGACCGTGAACCCCTAAACCACCACCGCTTGATGTAATAGTGCTAAAAACACTATTTGACCCTTGAGTTGCATTTGTTGAACTTCCAGTTCCTTTTGCCCCACCTGCTCCAACGGTAACTGTATAATTTGTTCCATTCAGTAGAGATAGTGCTGATTCAGCGGAAGCGCCGCCACCAGAAGTACCTACAGAAGTTCGGTATCCACCTGCTCCACCACCTGAACCCTTGTTTGGTCCTCCTCCACCACCACCAGCAATTACTAAGTAGTCAACGGTGAGATTCTGCGTTGGCGTAAAAGTACCGCTTTCATTGAAGAGGTGATAGACGTGGGTGTCTGTGTCATACACCATTCCACCAGTTGCCTTGATTTGGGCAGTCGTGCGGGAGATGCCATACAAGGTAAATGTGGAGTATTGTTGAAATGGATTTGCTCCAGCGTTTGCCGCTTCTAAGGTTACTGATGTAATGGCTGCAGTGTTTGACCACAATCCAGCACTAAGTAGCGAAAACGCTCCAGTAGCGTTGTTCTCAACTACGCTATCAGCGCTATAAGATTTGTTCGTTGAGCCAGCATAATTTGGAATATAGATTTCATCATTGCTAAACGTACTGGCAGTCTGCCCTGTTGTTACTGAGTTTCCAGCGTACTGATTGAACGTTGCCGATGAAGCAGCACTTCCATTACCACGCAAATATCTATTAGTAAAAGAAGTGCTTGACCCATTGAACTTTATGATGTAGTAGGAACCACTTGTGCTCGCTGAATCGTTGTTACGAGTAGATGCTTTTATTACTAAATCCGTGTAAGTCTGCGGGATGTTGCTAAAGGTAACATCTGCAGCACCACCACTACCCACAGTGACGGTCTGAATTGCAACCATTGTGCCATTGAGTGCCATTAGACTAAGTACCTCACAATCACTACGCCCGAACCGCCTGCTCTACCAGTTGCATCAGCAGAAGAACCGCCAGCACCGCCACCTGTATTAGCAGTACCGTTTTGCCCTATATCAGTAGCAGATGTTCCATTACATCCATTACCTCCGCCACCAAGACCGCCCGTTCCACCAGTTCCGGAACCAGCAGCGCCGTAAATACCACCGCCACCACCACCTGCTAAGTAGTAGTTTCCACCAGATAGTTGACCTACTAAAGCAGCATTAGTGATTGCATTGAATGTACCGGCACCACCATTACCGGCGACAGAACTAGATTGGTTGTTCTGACCTACTGCACCAGCACCACCACCTCCTGCTCCGGAATAAGGTGGATTATCAAAAACATCTTGACCACCGTTGTTTCCTTCACCAGATATTCCGGTGCCATATTTGCCCACGCCGGAAGAATAAGTTGCACCACCGCCAGAACCACCCGATAGATTTGCGTCTGTTCCTCCACCCGCAGCATCGGGTCCTGCACCAGCACCACCGCCACCAGTGGCTGTAATGGTACTAAAAACACTATTCGTGCCTTTTGTACGCCCTGCAGTTGAAGCGCCATAAGAAAGAGTTGCACCGGTACCACCGCCACCAATCGTGACCGTGTTGTTAGAACCAGCGATAAGCGAAAGCGGAGAGCCTCCAATGGAAGTCTTGAAGCCACCTGCTCCAGAACCACCCGCTGCTCCTCCACCGCCACCTGCTACAACTACATAGTCACAGGATAGGTTCTGCATTGGAGCAAAGATGCCAGAACTACGGTAGGTGTGATACCAGTAGGTTCCGTCTGTTGTTACTTCATCCCCACCAAATGCCTTCGGTGAGCCAGCGCCGATGCCGTAGAGGGTGAAGGTGGAGCCAGAAACTAATCCACCACCAGCGTTTCCGTAGATAGTAATAGTATTGATAGCAGCAGTACTGCGCCATAATCCAGCAGCAGCGCGTAGGACATTGTTGGCATCACCTTGACGAGTAATAATTGTTTTATTAGTAGTCGTATTGGAGTAATTCATAATATGATTTATGGATACCGCAAAAGTTCCTGCTGCTGATGATGTTCCTGAACCTTGACCAAGGTTGATATAAACATCATTAGTTGCTCTACCAGATGATGTGGTAGACCCGTTACCGGTCATCTGTGTCCAACTATAGTTAGAGCCAGAGTCTGAGTTGAACCGTCCGTAAATTTCAGAGTTTCCAGATTGGTCAATACGAGCGCTACACACAAGAACTAGGTCGGTATAGGTTTGTGGAATACCACTAAAGACAACAGTTGCAGCATTAGCGGAAAGAGTCTGGGTGCTTATCGGTGTATATGTCGACATTAGGCGTTCACTCCATATAACTGGAAGGCTGAGTTGGCTGCTAGATTTCCACTTGATGGAAATATCTGAATACTTGTAATTGCTGCCGTGTTTCTCCAAGAAGCGCTATTTAGCATTATAATTCCAGAGCCGTTCGCATCATATCCAGCAAGCGCTTTTGTTGTGGTGTACTTGTTCGTGTTTCTATAATCTAGAATATCTAAAACAAAACTACCTAAATTGCCCGAACCTGCTCCATATCCAATATATCCTCGCGATAAGGGAGCCAAAGCACTCGCTGTGACAGATGAACCTCCTCCATAAAGAAGGTGTGCTGAATAGTTTGACCCACTGTCAGAATTGAATCTATAACTCCAGTCATCGGGTGCGTTTATATGACCTCTAATTTGTAGGTGGGTATATGTTTGAGGGATGTTGCTGAAGGTAATACTACTTTGCGCCGAAGCCAGCGTGAACTCACCCAACGGAAACATTGAACCTGCATCGGCTGGTGTAAGGTTACCACTGATAGCCGATGCAAAGATTCCAGTGAATAGTGGCATTATTGAATATCCCCCACGATGATGAATGACGATGCGGACTCAGCGATAACTTGGGCTGCGGAATACTGTGCTCGAATCTTAGGAGCAGCAGCGGTAGCACCATTAGAGACAATGGTTACTCCGGCTCCGGCAGCAAAGGTGACCTGACCGGCACCCTTTTGGACAACAGCAATCCTGTCGCCAGCAGCAAATACGCTGTTGTTGACAGTAACGGTGACTGCTGCAGAATTGCTCGTTACAACCACATTATCCGCATCAGTTGCTGCCAGAGTATAGGCAGTTGTAGATGCAGTGATTAGGCTGTTGCGTTGTTTAGACAACGGGAAGCCACCAGCAGTGGACCCATCGTGAACAACAACTGTGTCTTTGTCGGTATCAACCGTAAGTTCAGCAAGCAAACCAGTAAAGGATGAGTGCTGTGTGGTTGTACCCCTACGGCGTTGAAATGCAAAACTCATACGATTGAACCCCAATCAGATAGGCTTACCCAGAGGGCAGATGTTCCATTGTTTGATAAGAAATAACCAGAGACACTTGAAGTAACAGCAGGTATAGCACTTGCTGCTTGAGTAGCGCTGGCTGCAGCGGATGCTGCACTTGTTGATGCTGCTGCTGCTGATACTGATGCCGATGCAGCAGAAGTGGATGCTGCGACAGCAGAAGCAGATGCACTAGTAGCAGCAGCGGTAGCAGTTGTTGCAGCAATGACCGATGATGTAGATGCTGCTACGGCAGAACTTGCTGCAGCAGTAGCGTTATCGGTCAATGTTGAGATAGAGACATAAGGACCAGTGCTGGTATCAGCGCTAGTGATAAGACCCATATCTCGGACCAAGCCCGTTCCGGCTTGACCAACAGTAGATTGATATGACAAGTTTGCTGATGTAGCAGATGTTGCTGCTCCGGCAGCAGATGTAGATGCTGATGCAGAAAATGCACTGGCGTTTGCTTCAGAAGTTGAGGCGTTGACTGCCGATGTATTTGCTGATGCTTGAGAAATAGAAGCATTTGCTGCACTGCTAGAAGCAGAAACAGCACTACTTTGAGCAAGGGCAGCATTGACATTTACGCTATTAGCAGCAACCAAAGTTGCCTGATAATAAGTTTCGGCGCTAACCGCTGAGGTTGATGCAGCAATAGCGCTGGTGTTAGCAGCAGCAGCACTGGTCGAAGCAGCAGAGGCACTAGCAGAAGCGTTGGCTGCGCTAGTGCTTGCAGCAACTGCCGATGTGTTTGCTGCAGCAGCAGAAGTTTGAGCACTAATAGTAGCGTTGAATAAAGTATCTACATAACCTTTAGGGGCTGCAGCAGATGTTGTTGCTGGTGTTGGCAACCCCGTGATGCTTCCACCAGAGACAACGATTGCACCAGTGACGGTGACCGTAGCCGAGGAAGTAATATCACCAGCCAGGGTCGAGGCAATAAAGACCTTGTTGCTAATCGTCTGTGCCTTGGTGGTACCAACGACAACACCATCGCTAACGGCAAGACCATGCACATGGGTCTGGTTTGCTGCACTAAGGATTGATTCATCTGTGTCATAGCCACGGGCAGCAATGTGATTCTCTGCCTCGCGGAAGTCTCGACCAGAGACACCGTGGCGAACGACTGCACCAGCAGAGTGGGCAACAGCCTGGGTGCCGTCAGAGCCACGGGTTACGGTAAGCGTTGTTCCGCTACCCGCTGTGACCGTGAGGACTTCTTCCTTAGAAGTATCAGGGTCAATGATAAGCGTGTACGGATACGAAGTTGGAAAACCGCTGATAGAGCCAACGATGAACGAGGTGTTCTGTTGTCCCTGTGATTGTGCGGGTATGGATGACTGGAGCGAGGTTTCTACTGCGGTTGAGGAGTAGTACCGCGCCGGTGAGCCAGGGTCGCCTGCTGCCATGTTTTACCTATCTCTGATAGTGGGAACGGATGGGGTATTGACGGCGTTGGTTATCCGCCACTTCGTTTAGACGCTGTTGATAAATGTTGTACAAGAATCTGGAAGCGTTCTGTCCAGAACCTGCTGGTCTGATTCCATCAAGCGCATCTGCCATAGCAGATTGCGGACCAAGGCGTGATGGGTCAAGGAATGAAATCATACGGAAGGCAGCACCATAGATAACGACATCCTCCGAATAGGACGGCATGCCGGTTACTGTCTCATAGTCATCGCTGTCATTGACCAAGAGGGTTGGGCGCTTGGCATAAGCCACATGGATGGTCTGCCCAGGTACTATGCCAGCATAGATGCTGATGGACTTTCCTGTTGTAAAGTCGGTTGTATCTGCCGTGCGGTTGACCGTGTAGGCACGCACTGGCATCCACTCTTCGGTTGGTCCTACTGTTGAGTAGGTAACGCTAAGAACATTCTGGAAGTTGCTTGGCAAACTATAGGTAGTGCGGGCTGCTATAAAATCAAAGTCATAGGTACCCACAGCAAAGACTGATGGATACATCGCATCAAGCGTATTGTTGATGGCGTTCTTGATTTCTTGACGAGGAAAGATAGGGCTGCCCATAACCTTGGCATTGACGGCATGGGTGGTAGCCGTGGTGCCACGCTGACCTCTACCCCATGGGGCTATGTTCAACTGGTTATTCACATTGTCTGTGGTGTTGATAAAGAATATCTCGTCACCAACCTGGGCAAAGCCACGACCCAAGGTGGTGGCATCATAGACATTGAAGGTTGTTCCAGTAGCCGAGGTGACAGCCGAGGTAAGCCAGGTGGTTGGCTCGGAGTTCTCCGTATAGCCATGAAGGACCGACTCAACGCGGTCAGCCAGTTGTCCGAAACTACTCATAGGTTGATACTCCTCAAGGCATCCACAGCCGATAGTCCAGTCGTTCCAGCAATCTCATTGCATACAGCGTTTAGACCCTTGAAGGCATTTGGCTGCCTGGTCGAGGATGCCTTGTAGTTGAGAGCACCCAATAGCCCTAAGCCGGAGGTGCCAGCCCAAGCGTTAGCAGCCCCTATGAGGGCTTTATAGGCTGTTAGGGCGGGGTATGTTCCACCGTTGGCTAAACGGTTCATCTCCGCCGTAAGCGTGCTTCCTGCGACTCCTGTAGCCATTACTTAGCCTTTCTCCTGACTGCTGCGTTATCCACAAGATTGGGATAGGGACGACCAGCCTTCTTAGCCCGAGCCTTAGCCTGAGCCTTCTGGCTAGGGGTCAAGGGCTTGGACTTCTTGTTGGGGTTCTTCTTGTCCCAAAATGCTTTCTTCTTCACCACTTCACCTTGTCTGCCCAATATGCTGCGCTCATCTTGCCTTTGGCGATGTTCTTAGCATGGCGAGCCTTGAAGGATGCCTGTCGTTTCGTAGGCTTCCTATCTCCCGTTACACCCTGTTGACCAAACCGAATGGTCTTGACTTGGCTTCCCGACTTAGCCACAACAACATGTGACTTGGTGGGATGGCTTGGCGTGCGCTTAGGCTTGTTGTAGCCAGAGACACCAGCCCTGGCGAGGCGTGAATCCTTCTTACTTGCCACGCTTCTTAGCCTTCTTCTTAGCCTTGCCAGCCTCGCTCATAGCGATGGCTACAGCCTGCTTGCGAGATGTTACCTTTGAGCCAGAACTAGACTTGAGTGTTCCGCGCTTGTACTCGCCCATGACCTTCCCGACCTTGGCTTTGCCTTTCATTACATACCATCCGACTCGTACTCATCCATCTCAGGCTTCATGCCGTGAGGTGTCTCACCGATGCGCTGGATTGGCTTGTTGTAAAGGGCTGGATTAGCAGGGGCTGGAGCAGCGTTGATTGCACGCCCACCAACACCGTATGGGGTTACTGTTCCGAAGCAGTTGCACTCGATGCACATTATTCTTCGTCCTCTTCCTCGTAGATGTCCTCGTCTTGGATAGTGGGAGAGGGCAGTCCCCACATTGGTTCAGGAATTATGAATCCCATAGGTCATCATCATCCTCGTCTAAATACTTGCCTAACTCTTCCGCAGTTGGTGCCTTGTACTTGACCCAACTTGGGTAAGACTCTTTATCCATAATCAGCGATAGGGCTATGTCGTACTTGAAACCTGCCTTGAGCAGAGAGTCGTAATACTCGTTGAGCCAGATGCAATACATGTCAAGTTCTGTGAACGACTCGTCCTTGACTGTCTCAACCTTTTTGGCTGCTCTTTTAGCAGTTGCTTTTTTCCGTACTGGTTTCTTCTTGGCAGCCATATTCCTCTCCCTACCCTGCCTTGTATGCCTGTCCTGTTTTTTCTGAAATCTGAACTGCCTCTTGCACCTTCTTCATGCTGGTACCTGCGGGCTGGATGCCCTGGGCGCGGGCTGTTCTGTACGCCTCTAGTTCCCTATCCCACTTGCGGGTAGAAACATTGAGGTTGGAGTTAGCATCTCCAGCGTTCATAACAAGGGTTCCAACTTTGCATCCGAAGCATCCCTCTACATATTCTGGGTGCTTTTGTATTTGATGTAGGTTCATGCTGGTGTTATGTACGCTCCATATCCTTGTGCGGTAAGTGCATCCTTTGTTTCTTCATCTATCAAAGTAACTGTTCCGCCGAGGTAAAACTCTTGGGCTTGGTCAATCTGTGTCTGTGCTGGATAACGGTAGGAGGAATAAACACCGTTTATACGGAGCACTGATATACCGCGGGTTAGTTCGTATCTATCAAATAAGGGACCATAACCCGCTGGTGTCTCATTCACTGTAGGGGTAGTGAAGTAATAGTTTGCCATGTCATCCTTATTCTGGGTTGGGGGGCTACCCGCTATGTGATAACCCCCGCAACGCCTACTGCTTAGAGAGCAGCGATTGAAGAACCTGTCTCGATACGATAAAGAGCAGCCTCTCGGTAACGGGTCCATCCAAGAACGCCGTACCAACCGATTGGTCGGAATCGCATCAATCTATCGGTGACTGGTCCAATGACCACACCTGGCTCTTGTGCAACAGCCTCGGCAAGTGCCTGCTTACCGCAAAGGATTGTGCTGAATACTCGGGTAACTGGAGTTACCTGAACATTGCCAGTGACAACTGCGGTGTTAGCGAGGTCAACCGTGAAGGTTGTGGTGTTGCCAGTGGTGCTGATTTCAGTAATCTTTGCACCAGATGCAATACCAGTTCCAGAAACCTTGTCGCCAACTTCTGCGCGTGAAGCGATGACAGCCGAAGAAGCAACACCGAAGGTGAAGCCAGCGGTTGCACCGGTAACGGTGACAGCAGTGGTTGCAAGAGGGGTCTGGTCAGCGCCGGACTTAGCACTGTACATGCGTGGGTTCTCGATGAAGAACGCACCCTCGTAGGTTCCGATGGAGCCTGCGAACAGGTTGCCAAGGGAAGCGTCAGTGTGTGCGTGGGTATCGCGCCAGCCGACGGAGCCGGACTCTGCACGAAGGTCGTGCGAGACTTCTGGGTGGATACCAACCCAATAGAGGCTACCCGAGCGTGGGACAGCCTTGTTTGCACGCAACTTGGCAACAGCCTTGCGGATGACTGCCGAATCAATATCGTCAGAAGCATCAACAGTTGCGGTTGAGGTAGCGTTCCCGCCGTAAAGAACATTGGTACCTGCACGAAGAACATTCTGTGCAACGGTATCAAGCGAGTCAGCCATGTTGAAGGCGATGATGTCTGCGATAGCAGGGTCAACATCGGAGAGCGAGAACAACTCGAGTTTACGGGTTGCAAGCGCTGCGTTGCCGTACTCATTGAGAGTAACGGAAACGGTGGAGACATCTGGCAATGCGACTGCATCTGGGTCAGTTGTCTCTTGAAGGGTTGAAGTAGCAGCAGCCAAGTCATTGTAAAGCGAGAATACAACGCTTGAACCAGGCATTGCCTGTTGTGCTGGCTTCTTGTCCGCAACAGCACGAATCATCGGCTGAGCGCGGAGGGCAAACTCAACATAGCGGTCATACGCTGTCTTGACTAGACCAGCGAAACTCGTTGTGTCGGTATATGCCATGTGTTCACCTCCTGGTGATTGGTTGATGTGTGGTTTGGTTATAGACCAAGGAGGGCATCAAGTTCTTCTTTAGTCTTAGCATTGAGAACCCTAGACATAGCATCCTCGTCAACCGAAGGTGGTTGACCAGTAGAAACCATGTTGTTGATTCTTGCATGTGCTGCAACATCTGGAACTTGTGCTTGTTCTTGCTGTTGGACTGGCGCTCCAAAGACATCGCCATATTCGTTTACCCACTGGTTGATTGCTTCTTCCGAGGCATCAATATCCTGTGGCACGAACGCTGCAATCTTTGGATTGAGTCCTTTAGCCTGTAGAACTTCCTTGACAGTACGCTGACGGGTCTGTACTTTCAGACCTGACAACTCCTGCTCTAGTTCTTTCGCACGCTTTTCTAGCGCACGGTTTACTTTGCGGAGTTGAGCAACAACATCTGTTGAAGTGTTGTCATCTTCGTCATCGTATTCGTAATTGGTAGCCATCTACCTATCTCCCTTTTCGTTGTATTCGCAGTCCTCGCATGGATTCGGGGAAACCCATACGGCTACCGCTACCAGACTTCTACGCCCCCCTGGGCTGGTCGGTCAGGGTGGGGGTTCTATATGTTTGTTTGCTGTAGGGATGTTGCGGTGACTCCGCCACGCTCCTGGAAGCGTGCTAACTCACGAGCAGTTCTACGCTGTGAGGCAAGACCTGCTTGAATATCGCCACCAACGACTGCTTGTACAGCCTCTACATCCTGATAGTTCTGTCCTTCGATAGCAGCAAGCCTGCGCTGTGTATCAGCCAACTGCCTTGCTCTTTGGAATGAAGCAGAAATCTGATTGTAGGAAGATTCTCCTACTGCACCAATAAGACTTCGTGCAAGTTCGTCTGCTCCTGGAAGCGCTCTTGCAACTCCAGCAAGACCTGCTTTGGTTGCTGCTGCACCAATCTCGGCAGTCCTAACTTGCTTGCGGATAACATCTATACCAACCGTCGGGTTGAGGATATAAGTCAAGACCGCACTCTTATCTACCTCTGGGTAGAAAGTCTTGAATGTTTCCATGACCTCTGGGTTTTCATCGAGACGGTTTGCTGCCGTGCTAACGCGCTCCTCAAACTCTCGAGGCGCTACTGTATTCTCTATGTACTTTCCAAGCATTTGCCTGCTACCAAGTATGCTGGTGTCAAGTCCAAATGCTCTGAGAGTCTGCAAGTAGCCACGCTCATTCGAGATATAGGTAGCCTCATTGATGGCTACGCCAGCCTTACGCAAGGCTTCCATTCCTGGAAAGCGGTCCTTATAGGATTTAGTGTTAGGCAAATCCATCTTGATTTGAGCGATAGTCTTATCTTCAATAATCATCGCATCAACAGTATCTGCTAAATCTGCTAGACCAATCTCTCCAAGGGTTGCCTTGAACTCTTGTTGGGCAGTTCTGCGTTGCCTGTTTTCCAACTCCTTGGTGTTATCTACTGGCTTTGGAAGTTGGATAACCCCATTGACATAGGTTGCACCATAGAGGGTTCCGGTATATGGGATGCCATTGGCAGTCAGCGGACTTTGGGCATTGCCATTTCCAGCATAGGAAGTCGGCTGGTTGCTTGCACTATCTACCTTGAGAATACCGTTTACATAGGTAGCCCCATTGTACTGTCCGGTATATGGGGAACCGTTGAGTGCTAATGGGTCACCAGTTGTACCAGTTCCGGTCCATGTATCACCCTTTGGGGTTGGTTCAAGTGGTTGTTTCGGGGTAATAACAGGCGTGGTTATTGGCGTTGGAGCAATAGCAGCATCGGTAATCCCGAACATTCTTTCTTCTGCGCCAGTAAGCCCAGGTCCTTGGTTACCCCGCGGAGTAGCAGATGGTGCCTGAGTAGATTCACCCGTTGTAGCCAGGTAATCTTCGTAGGACATCCTATCTTCTTGCGGAAGCATCCGTTGAAGATTGCTCCATTGTCGTCTCGTTATCGCCATGGGTTAGCCTGCAAATCCGAACATCTTTGCAATATCAAGTGCCATATTGCTATAGGTTTCCTTTGCGTTCTTGGTGTACTGCCACATTGGGTCCTGCTTGAGTTGCTTATTGAAGTCGGCAAAGGTGCGAGCATTGCCCGTGTCTTTGTCAATTACTTTACCCATCAAGTCATTCCAGGTAATTGCGGTGGAATCAATCTCAAGGAGTTGAGCCATCTGCTGACGGTAGTTGTTCGTCACTTCGTAAAGGCTTCTGCCAGTCTTGAGAGACTCTTGGAATGGCTTGTTCTGAGGAGCATCCAAAGCCATTTGCTTGATGCTGTTATCCCAGTACTGATAGTCTCTGCCATCCATGGCATCGAGCAATGACATATTGATGGTGTTCTCTAGGTTAGCATCTAAGGAAATGCCGTAGTTGTAGGCAGTCTTTTTGATTCTATCTAGGTAGCCACCGATGACACCGCCACCTGTGAAAATAAGGTTGCCCTTGGTTGCAAGGTAACTTTCCAGTTGGTCATCGTCCCAGTTGTTCCTGATTGACTCCATGGCAATACCCTCAAGGAACTGAGAGTTATCAACAATCTTGCCAGTAGTGTCATCAAATCCTTTGACGGAAATACCCAAAGCCTCAAGTTTGGACGCTACGCTGTCAATGTTATTGCGTAGTTTTTCTGCAAAAGTAGATGCGTTGCGTGGGTCATTTGTCTCGATGAAGAACATACGCAGGCTAGGAAGCGTGCTTTGCCACCAGTTAGTTCCCTTGAGCGCTTCCATAAAGGTTTGCTCGTCCCACTGCTGGTTGACTGCCGTATTGAAGAGACGGTCAATCTGATTGCGCTGCGCCTTATCGTCCAACTCAGCAAAGGTTGTGCGTAGGTAGGAAAGCCAGAGTTGCTTGTTGTCTCTTCCGCCAGCCTTGACTTTAGATTCTGCAGCACCAGCAGCAGCGGTTTCGCTTGTCTCTTTGACAAGGATTCCGTCTTTGTATGTCTTACCCTTGTGGCTTCCGCTGAAAGGGACATTGTTGCGAAGCAGTGGCTTATCGGGTGTGCCTTGACCGAGAAACGCACCGTCCTCCTCGACCTGAGACTTTGGCACCCGCGGTACCTCTGGTCGCTCTGTTGAGCCTTGGAAGTAAGCATCGGTTCCTGGAACTAAAGACTTGCCATCTGCTCCGTAGCGCGGAACTGGTTGCCTACCAAGAGCAACCTCTCTTTGGTACTGCTCCTCTGCTGCAACGGCATCAACCCTTTTAGCCTTGGGTTCACGCGCTTTAGCAATGCGTGCTTGAATGTCTTGTTTTTCTATCCTAAGCGAAGAAAGTTTTTTTCCGGCATCCCTGAAACGCTTGCTATCTGTAGGAGCGCCCTGGATGGTTTGCTCTGTTTCATAAATCTCACGATTTATTCTTTGGAGTTCATTAGAAAGACCAGTTACGGATAAAGTTTCTAACTGCCTTTTCCTGGAGGTATCCTTGGCATCTGAAAATGTTTCAGCCATCAGCCCTGTGCCCTCCTTACATCCTCAGCAATAGCGTTGTAAATTGCATCTAAGTAGCGGTTTTCTTGGCGAGCACGAAATTCTGGAGTTGCCTCAATCTGGCTAACAATGGCAGCCTGCCTACCACCGACATCGGTTTCAGCAGCCTGATTGAGAAACACATTGATTGCCTTGGCACGCTCTGCGCCAGTAGCAGCCCTGCCAAGCATCTGTCGGTAGATGTCCTGGACATAGGCTGTAGCATCTTGGGTGGTAAACGAAGGACCCTGAGTAGCAGAGCCACCCATTCCAGCAGCCTGGGCTGCAGCAACAAGCGCTGCTAAGTCAATGTTGCTTGACTTTTTGCCTGTGCCGGATGGTGTTCCGGATTCTGTCTTGGGCTTTTTTTCATCTACCATCAAACTACCACCGTATCGTTGATAAAGTAACGATTGAGGAACTGCTCAAACTCAGGGCTTTCTGCAATCAGTTGCTGCTTTACTTGGTCAAACACGAACACTAAATCTGCATTGCTCTTAGCCGATAGCATCATTGAGCCACCTTGTGCATCACGCGACTTGAGGATGTCAGCCATTTGGTCACGCACATCAAGGTATGTAGCCATAGCCTTGACAACCGTGCGGTTGCCGTTTTGCCCCATCCAATTCTTGTCTTGCAGTGCTTTCTTGAGGACAAGAGCACGGCGCTCGTATTTACCCCTATCTGGGGATATGTACTCGGAATACCAATCGAAGTTTTCCTCAGCCTGCATACGAGTCCACAACTGCTTGGCAGCATTGATTGTCTCCATGCGTGGGTCAGTATCCGAAACAATACCGTTCTGAATTTTGTAGGTATTGATTTGACCCATCAACGAGTTGAACTGTGTCCAACCACGCTTGATATTGGCATCGCGCAACAATTCTTCTGGGCTTCGGTTCTGGCGATAAGTGTTCTTGGAGCCAGGATAAGCACCTTGCCTGTACTGCCATTGATAAGCAGCCTGACTAAAGGTGTACTGCCCGTCAAAATCATTAGCCAAGAATCCAATAAGTTCTGGGTTGTCAGATGCCTCAGCCTCTGCCATAAGTCCACGGAACTTCTTGAGGTTGTTGACTGTTTCCCTGTTAGCCTCAAGGCTACCTGGGGACTTAGAAAGACTGACGGTTGCCTCAAAGTAATCTGGGTACATCTCAAGGAACTTAGCCTCAGCCTCGCCTGGTCCATACTGCGTAAGGAACTGGCGGAAGGTCTGCTGGTAGAAGTCCATCTCTGGGCTAACCGCAAATGGCATTGTCAGCGAGGAGAAAGCACGGAGCATGAAGAACTTGTTGGTCTTGTCCGTAATCTCCTTGAGCGTTGGCTCATCTGTCCTGCGCCCTGCGTTGTAGTTGTATGCCTCGTAGCGGAGCATCTGGTTGAAGGTACGGACATAGAGTTCGTCCTGGCTCCACATTGAGCGCAAACGGCGCAGCGCTGCTGGTGCAAACAAGTCTGTTGCAGTCTGTGGCATACCAGCGGGGAAGAACGGTCTAAACGCTTCCTCAAGTTCTGGTCTATTACGCAGCACCAAGTATGTTGGAAGCACCGCGTATGGACCGAAACCTGGGTTTCCTGGCTGACCTTGGGTAATAACATCCAAGGATGACAGCGGGATGTTGACCGTCTTGAACGCATTGTTGGCAATCTCGCGCCACTGCTTAGGCAAAGAGTCAATAAACCCTTGAGGTACCTGTACGACAAGATTCGCATAGGTTCCGCCAGCCAATTTCTTGGCATCCGTAATGCGATTGCCGTCTTGGTCAATAACGGTCTGACCATTGACAATCTGGGCAATCGTCCGAGCAGCCGATGTGACAGCCTGTGGGTTCTCAGCAACGATACCTGACCATCGCTTGATGGTGTTTTCGTAGGCTGCGTAGAACGGGAACATCAACTGCATAACCTGGCTTGATGAAGCACGGGTCCTGCGTACGATGGTAAACAGTGTCTGCTCGACTTGCCTGCGGGCATCAATGCGGGCACCACGCACAGCGTTGTTTATTTCATCTGCCGTAAGTCGGTCTGCTCCTTTTGTTGCAGCCAGATTCTCTATGTTTATACGAATTTGTCTATTGTAAACAGAGATAGCCAACGGGTGACGAGCAAAGACATCTTCTGGCAGTGAGCCAAGGAAGCGCATAACGCGCCTATTGAATGTGTCAATCAAACGCTCTTGGTCGCGGTATTCCTTGCTAGTTGTTACAAGCAGTCCGTTGATGTCTGGCAGATTCTCTGGGTTGACACCAAAGCGATTTTGCAGATATTCCTGCAACATAGCACCGGAGGCAACTCGGTCATCTGGAAGAGCAGTGCTAAAGAACAGCGCCGTTTCCTCATCTGGAATATACAACTTTACAGCGCCACGGGTAATGTTGATTTTCTCTAGCAAATCTTCGTTGAGTTCTCCACCACGGAGTGCGGTCAAACCAAAGGCTTGGCGCGGTGTGGTGTAGGTGTCATTGGCGTAAAGCCGACCATCTTTGCTTCTGGTAAGCCAGTTGAGAATGTCTTGGTCTGTTTCACCATCAAGAACCCTGCGAACAATCGGGTCCATAACCCCTGTTTCTGGGTCACGGAAATGAAGGTTGATGACATTGGACCAAGCCTCAAAATAGCGTGGGTCATTGGACTTGACAAGGCTCACTGTCCTCGCACCAATGCCAGCGCTGAAAGCCATCTCCTGACTTCCGACCATAGAGTTCCATGTATCTTCTCCGGAAGTACGACCCATAAACCAGGTGGCATCTTGGAACACTTCTGGGACTTCGTACTTCTGACCCATGGCTTCGATTTCCATGTACCCAAAGCCAGCGCGTTGCTTGATTGCCTTCGACTCTGCTCGGATAACTGCAGCCCCAAGACGAGCAGCAACATCATCCATAGAAGCATGTGTCATCGTAAAGAGCCGTGCAAGATTCTCGGCAGCATCCTCAATGCCGTTGTTCAGCATCGAGTCAATGTTCTCTTTTGTGTAGTAAGGAGAGATAGGGCGCTCAGTAAGCCTTGCTGCCTTGCGAGCAGTGGTGCGAGCCAAACGACGCTCTTTGGCTGTAGCAAGGGGTTGTTCCATAATTGGCAAGTCCTCGGCTACCTCAACGGCAGCACGCTCCTGCATAGCCTTTATGGAGTTATCAACGGCACGCTTTCTACCTTTGGTAGATACTGCCTCTGGTAGCACAATGTAAGACAAACCATTAGCCCGAGCATCATCTGGCACCGCAACATAAGAAAGATTATTCTTTCGCATGTAGTCATAGATTGGGTCTGATTGGTTCTCCCAACCTTTCTTTTTGACCCATTCCTTGAACACGCCTACTTTGCCACCGAATAAAGACTTGACCTCATTATCCATGGCACGCCATGAATCGGTAACCTTGGCAAGTCTTACGCCAGTTTCTGCACCTTCGCTCCATCGAACAAGGTCAAGACCCTCGCCGTAAACACGGACTGGAGTAACGCTGCCTTTTCCACCCTGAACCCTGAATACCGAGCGAGCAAAAATCTCTGGTTCTATTTTGAGGGCTTCTTCTTCGGCAAGCCGAATTTGATTCCAAGTAAGCGATTCGACTTTTCTCCACCCACGAGGGGTACGCATCTCAACAACTCTGCCAGCATTTCTGGCAGCAATCATGTCGGTGAGTAAATCGTCTGCTGCTTTCTTTACTCGTTCGCTTACTGCTCCAGCGCCTCTGCCAGCGCTTCTAGCCAGTTCTGCTTCTCTTGCTCGGACATTTGATAATAGTTCTTCGGGACTTGTACGAACAACCGTTCCTTCGCCGAGGATTTGGTCTGGGTCGAGGTCTGCGCCTTCTTTTGCTGCTTTGCCACCTGTACCACCTGTCTCAATCTCTTTTCCGTTTTTGACATCCCAGACAGCCATCTGGTCCCGAAACTCGGGGCTACCAAGTCTAACAGCAGCCTGCTCTGATGCAACATTATCGGCAAAGTCCAAATAGATTTGTTTGTCTTTTTTGTTGAACCATCCACCAAAAAACAGATTTGGATTCTGTCTAAACATTTCGGCATTGTCATCAAGAAACTTGCGAATTGTGGATGCAATTTCCTTGCGGTTTTTTGCCGGAAGTACAACACCACCGGAAGCACGACCAACCATATAGCCCTGGGTGGGCGAATCAAAGGTCACGCCACG